GCAATTTTAATCCCAGGCTTCACGCCTAGGACCCCCCCTACACCTTGTCGTCTACCCCCGTTCTTTAGGAGAACGGGGAACGCCAAAGTTCCTTGGCTAATCGAGCCAAGTCCACACCCACCTCATACGGGCAGAGTGGGTAACTGCGTAGTGACCAGGATCCATATGGGCCTCCACTATCCTAAGTGGATTTTCATATGGAGAATGGCCATTCGGCACATCCCGACCCAGCTCTTTTCTCAAGAGCTCGCACCATGCGATATCACCAATATCTAACGATTTGGTGTATGGAGAGGGTATGCGATGCTCATACCTTTGGAGATCTTTGTTCCATCTCCTCTGGTAGAAGACATCGTTACTGGCGGCCGTGGAATTCACGCAGCCGGGAAGGCTACGCAAACTTCTTGGCAGGGGAAGAGGATAAAGCGAGTCGATCAATGAAACGATCGAACGCGCATCCTCGTACCCAAACTTTGCAATAAAAGTGTTGCAAAGAGTCGCGTCAGTAACCTGACTACACGCTGATGACGCCAGCGCTTTCCTTACCCTAACAGGGGTAACTTCTGTACCTAAATAGAAGTCGCCTCCGCAGGATTCTCGGAAAGGTCCACTAACGTAAGACTTGGTCCTATTGACTTTTAGTCCATAGGCTTCCAGGCCATCCATCACGAGTCGAGCCCAACGGGCATCAACAATGATGTCATCGCCGTATACGAATACATCTGGAAGTTCGGAATCAGTTTGATATCTGGGATATCTCCAGTTACGTGTTAAACGCACGCCACTGAGGGTATCGTCAGAAATATCATTCTGAATACATTCCTCCACATGTATCTGTATAGATGCAACGGCTATTGCCCAAAAAACGATAGCCTCAACTGGGAAACAACAAGAGCTCCCCATTGGAGCAAACTTGTTTAGTTTCAAAACTTCACCAGAAGGTAAGGTCGTTTCCTCGGAGCGAGATGCTTCGAGAGCCTCAACCCACGGTTCAGAGAACAAATACTGAACTAGGGCTAAGGAAACACGATCTGATGCTTCAGCGAGATCGAGAGTAGCCATATTGCCGTCGTAACTGGCAATACGAGCCAACTCCTGATTTACGCTTTGGTCGGTAAAATTTATCCGACCTTTGGTGAGAGGATGGGTTTCGAGAGTCCTATAGAGAGACCTCATGAGGCCTTGCTGTATATACATCATTTCAGCAGGCTCACATGAAATCACTCGGGGACCTCGACTATCCTTAGGCACAAGTACAACCCGTGCCCGAGGAAAGGATTCTTCAGCATTCTGTAGCTTATCCAGCTGGTCAGCCAGATGAGTGTAAGAATAGAAGAAGTAATCTGGATACGAGAAAACAGCATCAAGCTTAGGATAATACCTAAGCTTGTGCCATTTCTCAGCATTTGACGTACGGCAGGCGGTTGCACCGCTGCCGTGGCAAGGCCTCGAGTCAAGAGGGTCTGTATTACACAAGACCCTCCTTACCAGAGATCTAGCCCTGATAAGAACTTTATCAGTAATGTCAAACGTCGTAGGAAGCTCTTGGTCGACTTTTTTGAAGTCTTCCAAAAAGCTCCTTTCGATTTCCGGATCATAATCAACCTCCAGTTTGTAGAAAATTAACGTCAGTTGACGATAACAATCTACAGCATCTGGATCTCCTTCGAAGCAACGAGCCAGACAACCACCCAGAAAAATGGGTCGTTTATCCCCGTCTAACACGAAGTCAGACGGAGGTATCCACTCGTTAGTAGCGTGGAATCTGTCCAAGGCCTTCCCTAAAGAAGGCAACTTGGTCGTTAAGAAGGAAATCCCCTCTGCTCTAGTACGTTTTTGGAAGGTAAAAAGATCCTTCTTATCAACGTATTTCGAGTAGCGCCGATTAGTCGCCAGGTACTCCCATAACAGGAGTAGGCTTTTCAGATTACCTATGTTAATCATAGACGATCTCCGAGAAGCATCCCATGGCGCTAGGTATGAGCTTAGACACGCCGCACAGCGTATTAAAAGGCGCTTGTTGCGGTAAACAATTCTTTGTAGCTACTAAACTTCGCTATTCAGAATTTTCGTGATGTTCCCATTGACCCCGCCTTCGATGGCGAAGTCAACAAGGCGGTTAACGTTCTCGATTAAGAGAGCGTTAGTCACGGCCGTGTTGGGTGGACGCACGATGACCAGATAAACTGACATCGTGGCCGGCACCAGGGCAGTATCAACAACAGTATCGTCGATACGAACCAAGTGCCGTTGTTCACCTCCCTTGCCTGTGTCGTGAGACACAGTCAGTTTCCTCTCGCTTGGCAGGGTAAGCCCTGCGACGGAGTATTCTGAACGATTGAGATCCGCTGCGCGAAGATCGAACGTACTTAAGTTCGTATCAACGTCAGTCGGAGAATCTTTCGAAAGGGCCAAACTCGTTCCTAGAGACATAGCATGCTCCTCCCCAGTAAAGGGGATTGTTATGTGCTAAAAGTTGCACAAGGTTTACCTTAGATTACTCTAAGGTTGATAGATGAGTTAACATCATCGAGTTAAACTTAAGGAGAGGCCATAAGACCACTGCCTTAAATTCGGGATTTTCCAGCCGAGGCTATATAAATCATTAGCCCTCGGCAGGATCGGCCAGCGCTCAAAATAAGTATAAGCGCCGGTCGCCCCCGGTAGGTCCCATCCTTGGTACGTTGCATCTGCAGCGTACCTGGTGGTGGTAGCTACCGTCATCGTCTGTTTATGTTGGAGATACGAATCAACCAACAAGATAGGCAATTCTAGCGTGTCTAGTTTAATTCTTGCCAAATAGTCCCCGATGCCGATAAACCAATCGACAACGAAGCTAAATGGAAGTTTATCCCAGATAATCGCCGGATTTAACTCAAACCCCAAGCTGTCAACAAGAGCTAACAGCTTTGTTGATATATCGTCAACATCCCGTATAGCGGACGGACGATAAGCAACATGGGCGGTGACTCGTTGATCCAACGCACCCCACCACTTAGTTGTACCAAGTGCTGTAGGTGTATTGGTTAATGAGCCACTCTTGAAAATCGAATTTGTGTATACGGTCACCTGCCGAGAAATGACTTTCCCAACGGATGCGTTCCACAATGCTAAGCGACGTTGGACCCCGGTAACAGCTGATAACATATTGGTGACGTCCGAAATAGTTGGACGCCAGCCAAAACTGTAATTCAGCCAGCCACCGGCAACGTTCTTAACAACACTACGACGACTACTCCAGAGGTCAACCAAACTGCTAAGTTGCCCAAGATCAAGTATGAAATTGGGTACACTAACAGTGGTCAAATCTGGTTTCATCTTTG